GTAGCCGCTTGTGCTAAAAAAACAGCCTGTGAGCGTGAACCCTTCGAGCTATTACAGCGCTTACAACAGGCCACCATGTTATCTAAAGCGATTGGATCGCCTCCATGTTTGAGGCTAACAATGTGATCCACAGTCGTAGCATCTTGTCCACAGTATGTGCATACGTATCCATCACGTGCTAACACTATAAGTCTTTGTGCCTTGTACTTACGGCTAAGCCTAGGGTCATGTCTACCATGCACCATTAGTACCACCCCTTTCGATCATGAAAGGCAAGGGCATTACATGGAGTCTTATGACGATGGACTATGTACTTATAACCTAAATCCATTTGAACATAAGGGTTAGTCTCTTTGAGTTTGAGTAGCTGAGGTATACCAAATGCAGAGCTCTTAGGGTTCTTGGCATAGGGATCCCATAACCTGTTTTCTTTTGTCCATAATCTTTCAATACATTTAAACTCTTTATAATTCATTACTTTTAGATGTATATAGATTTTATATTTATCTATTTGATTTATCTCAACTGCGTTAGCAGGAGTATTTAATGAACTACACAAGGGTAGCATGAGGATCCAAATCCATTTGATAATACGCGGGATCTTGGGCGTGTCTGAGTGCCTCATTGATGGCCCCATCCTGTGCCCTTAAAGCTAAGACCAGGAGCAGAGTAGATTTGTACCATCATGGCATTACAGCAATAGGGCGTACTTTCCTCATGGACTGAGCGCTCTACCTCGTATGAGATATTGCAGCTAATACACTTATATTCATACATCGGTGACATGGATGTCCTCCATTAGCACTACGCCCATAACCCCGCATTTAACGCATTGAAGGGTTTTGACGTAGGGCGGTAGGTTCTCGGTTACGACTCGATCTTGATGCTCTGTAACCTTCTTACATATACGGCAGCTAGATTTGAGTATCGCCATAGTTAGAGCTCCTTAAATACTTCATCTCGAATAAGTTGCGATGGCTCACCCAGTAGTTGCCTTGCTGTGTGTGCTTATATTTAGGCATCATCGCCATGTGCGCCGGTATCCACCCAAGTAGCTGATAGACCGGGCTCTTTCCATAGACCAATATGCAAACATCATTAGGCCGCGAGCGCTGAGACTCTTGTAATATCAAATGCCCATTAGCCCATTTAGTGTGCTTAACCTCGATGCGAGCTTCTAAAGTCTCAACGTCAGGCTCAGCCTTAAAGGTATTGATGCTAGGCATAAAGTTACGTAGCCCAAAATACTCAGCTACAGCTATCTCAGCTCCTACGCTTTCTGCATGCTGCGTTATCATTTCGTGATAATTCAGGTTTTGACCAAATAGCCTAAACCAGTCATTATCCATAACAGCGGCACGCTCTAAAGCGGTGCGGTGAGCGGTAATCTCTTGAGAGCGGTCAAGGATTACACGGTCGATCATTAGGCCCTGCATGCCGCACATAGCCATAGCACGACCTCTTGGCCGTAGTCGCGCACTTGTAGGCCGCCGCTAGTGCTCTGCCACTCTAGGCATTGATCGCATCGATCTAAGGCTGTAACAGTCATATCGCCGTTATCGTGTATGACAGTTGCATAGCCGTCTTTGATGAAAGTGATTTCACCCATGGTTATACCTGTGGCTTCCACTTGCCATCGCTAGCCAATACGTGCCAGTAAGGCGTGCATTGAGTAGCTTTAGTTTTCTGAGTACAGAAATAGCCGCCCCAATTCTTAGGCGATCCAGCTGCGGCCTGCTTCCATATCATCGTGCCATGAGCACAGCGAGCAGGTTCAGCTACAAGCTCTCCGCCTAGTTGAGCACCGATCTCTTTCATCGCTGTAGTTAAAGCTGTTGTACCTGTATCTTGGGCGATCTTTACCGTTGCCCAAGGATCTGAGGCCGCAGGTAGTGTTTCCACGCGTTCCATATCCTGACGTGTAGGCCGTCCAGCTGGGCTAGGGGATAAGAGGCCAATTACTCGACCTATAGCAGAGGTTGAGGTATCTTCGACCAGCCACTTACGCATATTGGCCGTCAAACTAGCTACGTTGCCATACGCGTAATCGACTGCACTAGGTACGGCATCCTCAAACTCACGATACGCCTCAGCTCTAATAAGCACCCATCCGGCCGTTAAATCTTTATCTTCGATAATGGTGATTAATCTGCCTGAGGGAAACTCAGATCTAAAGCGGGTAATCCTTGCGTTTACGTCCTCATAGTTATCTAAGAAACTCATTAGATTAGCTCCTTATCTTTAAGAGCTTGAGAAATAGCGCGACCACGGATAAAACCCTCGCCGTGTCCATGCTTAAAACCTACAGAATAACCAATGACCATAAACATAAAGCCTATGCCACAAGCTGCCAACCCGATCAATATATCTGCACTATTCATTACTTAGCCCTTTGTTAAGGCCGATCAAGCAACTCAACCGAGTAGCCCTCTCAGCGTTTGTAGTATCAGTATGAGGGCTAAATGTCATAAATCAAAGTGCATAGCCTTTTGGCGTGTCGCTATTTGGCCAGTCTGTCCTCGAGCAAAATCTCGTAGATGCGGTCTACCCGCTGCTCAATACGCTCAACGCGCCCTGCAAGGTTATGGCCACCGTTGCCATCGGACTTTAATTCATTGAGGTAAGCCTTGACTAAATGACGGATGAGCCCAGCTCCTAGCCCCAAAATGGTAAGGCTCCCCAAAGCCGTACCGACTAAAAGCTGAGCTCTTTCCATTACTTAGTCACGCCAAACTGACCCTCAGATGGTTGTAGTGCCTTGAGTAATGGCCCGATTAGCCCAGCGATGAACGCGTTAGCCAATACTTTCGGATCTGAAATCCCGCTCATGTACAGCGCTGCCGCACTAGCGAGAGCTGCACGTCCATAAGACTTTGCAGCTGCGATTGCTTGCTCTTTCATGTGTTGCTCCTAAATGCCCTTTAGGATTTGTTTATTTTAACCCTAGAGTCTCGATTAAGGCTTTAGCCTTGGCTGGTGTTACAGCGATCTCAAAGTGCATGTCATCTTTTCTACTCTTGAAGTCACCGCCCCATTTCAGACCGTACTTACGAGCTAGCGCTTGGATCATCGGTACCTTCTCAAGTGGAAAGGTGCCAGCCTTACCGAGTGGATGCTTTGTAGCGTTAAGGTCGATAGCTGTGCCGGATGAGTGGCATGAGAGTTTTGTCTGATCGCCTCGTACCATGCGGTAGGCATAGCCCCAGTCATCAAAAGTACCCTCATCGATCGGCTCGATCAGTTCATGAAAATCGGCAGCAAAGGCCGCCAAGAGAGGCCCAACACTCTCGGCGCACCTTAGCTTCCGATCCGTACCCTTTACAGGGTAGGACTTTATTTTAATTGCATCCGGATCTTTTGATGCCGGATAACCGTTATAACTAGTCTCCACTAGTAACGCTCGGTGTGGATTGTTCCGCTTGTTGCGCTTCATAAGTTGATTTCAGCATTGAAATAAAAGACCCGTCTGGGTGTTCAATCAAGGCGTGTTCTTTGACCTCGTTAGTCGCTGGGTCTGTGATTTCAATAAAGGTTATTTTGTCCATTTTTTATAACTCCGCACTAAAGCCAAAATAGGAATTGGAATTGGTCCCGCGTAGATAGAAAGTTCTACCCGAAGTGGCACCTGATACAACAACATCAATAGTAAGAATTGCTGGCGTAGATGAACCACCATTTCCTATAGCAGTCGTTGTTAAAGTAGCGTTTGTAAAATCAACGGCTGCTATGTTTAGATAATCAAAAGTATGCGGTACAACTCTCATACTTACAGGTAAATACATAAAACAAAGCCCATTTGTGGTTGAATAAGTATAACCACTTGAAGCCACAACGCATAGAGTACCTGTTATGCGGTAGTAATACCTCTGGCAAGCGGCTAATTCTCCTTGGATTGTTCCGCCAGCGCGTGTGAATTGTGTGGCTACTGACCCAACCTCTAATTGACATTGTGACATATCAAAAGTTGAACCATTTGCTGCACCACCAGAAAGCAATCTAATTCTCAATCCATTTGCAGTTCCGTCATTAGGTACTGTTCCTGTAACTGTTGCTAAAAACCAATCAGTTACGCCAGTAGCCGTTGGCATACTTGCATTTGTAATTGTTGTGCTGCTAATTGTTGTCCAACTAGCCCCACTACCTGCATCAACTGTTGATGATTTGTCTATCGAAAAAGTAAGATTTGTATTCATAGTGGCATTGCGACGTACCAATATTGATGCCGTAACTGTTTTGCCCCATAATGCAGCAACAGTAGAAGTTTCAAGAAAAGTAGTTGGCACAAAAAAACAAGCCGCTTGCGTTGCTGTATGTCGCATATAATATTGAGAACCAGCAGGCGCACCCGTAGATTGACGAGAAATAGTTTGCGTTTCTCCTGAATTGCCTTGCCATCTATCAGCCGTGTATTGATTTACAGGATTAACAATAGATGTGCCACGCTGCCAAATATCAAAATTGCCGTTGATAATTGCATTTTTACCAGCAGCCATTGTTGCCTGATAGCGCAAGCCTGTCGAAGTGGAAGAATCTGCTACGAGCGTTTCGCCGTTGTTGCCAACCGCCAAGCGAGCCGGTGTATCAGCTGCGCTCGCTGCAATTAGATCGCCCTTAGCATCCACTATTGTATTTTGGATCGCGTTGCTGTCATCTTGTGCAACCCAAGAAAAGTCCATATCGGTACCGGATGCTTTAGCCAATACCTGACCTGTAGTGCCGCCTTTTAGATCAACCAAACTAGCATCGATGGAGTCACCAAGGGCTTCAATAGCCGTAGCTCCATCTTTTACTAAGTCGGTCGATGTAGGTACTGGCCAATTAAAATTAGGCGTTACTGTTGCCATTTACGTTAAACCTCCATATGCGTTTTCCCAAATTAACGTGCTATTAACGCCTGTCCAAATAAGGCTAGGCGGACTTACCGTATCCCATTGTGGGGCTACTAATGAGAAATCTGTTGGACTGAGAGTAAGTGTCATGTCCACATATGCAGGAGTGGCGCGGATCGCAAAGCCCTCGACAAAGCCGTTAAAGGATCCGTTAAACATATTAATGGGTAAATCGCTAATTACTACAGGCTGACCAAAAAAGATATCAATTAACTTATTACGCTCAGCATCCGGTAACTCGTTGCTGTCTAATCTAAAGGTAAGAGACTGCAGCTGCTCGCGAGGGATAGCGCGTAGCCCTAACTCGCGATCCATTACATCATTAACATCTGACAAATTGTGCAGATTAGAGTTCACGCTGCGCTGATAGCGACCATAGGTAGCGATAGAGGCTGTATCAAGGGCTGTAGCCTGATTGGCGTAATTGTTGCCGTAGTTAAAGACCAGCGAGTTACGGATCTTGCCTATCTGTAAAATAGATTTGATGCTACTCGGGGTAGCGTAGTTAGCCGAGATAGTCGTATAGCCATTAGCTGCAAGGTAAGCCGTACGATGATCGGCATCGCCATAACAGACCCGCCCCTGTTTGTCCTCGTAGATATTGCCGAGTGCGCTTGCTGCAATTTGAGCGCATAGGTTGTAGCTGCTAAATGGATCAGCTGAGCGGCTAATCATCTCGTAAAGACCAGGTTGATCAATCTCGCCTAGTCCTACATTTTCGGCATTAGCCCAAGTAGTCGTAGGGTCGTAATTTTGCCATTGTAAAGCCGGTGCAACCTCAAACCAAGAATTAATAAGGAGCTCATTGAGGATGTCAAATATCTGATTACCATCCTCAGTTTTAGGTAGAGCATCGGGAAAAAGAGCCTTAGTTAATTTAGCCAAGGATCCGACTGCCAAGATATTACCGATAGTGATAAAGCCGGACTCCTCAGGAGAGCGCACGCCAATACCAAAATCTGATACCTCACCACCAAACACAGGTACATAGACTCCATCGCTATCTTTAAGCTCTAGAGTCAAAGAGTCGGTTACATCGATGTCAAAGGCTGAGTTATTGGTATTAACGATCTCAAGGCGTGCATAGCCGGCGTTGCATTGGAGGTCGATGTCATCGCGACCAGTAGCCATATTTACGCTTAGCACGTTGTCATAGGTTGTAGTGCCGATGATGATGCGCCACTCAGGTACCCACGTCATGCTATGTAAACCCCACTACCGCGATTAGTAGAGGTACCTCGATATGAGGATTGGTTAAGTACATCCTCGAGGCCTCGAGCAATAGCCTCCGGGTCGCTGCCTAGACCTGCATTGATCGTGATGTTGTAAGAGTTAGCCGCCTGTGCTGCATAACGTGATCCACTCACCGCACCGGATACACCTGCTCCACCTGCCAAGCCTTTTAGTAATGATGTACGAGCAATATCCTCAACATCAAGAGTATTTAGTGCATCTGCACCAATAGAGCTTGCAGCTAAGGCAGCTGTATCTGCCTCGGTCTGTAAATCTAATAGCATTGAAAAAGCATCTGCTCGGGCTTGTATTGCTTCGGATGCTTCAATAAGAGCGGCTGTAGATGCTCCCAAACCTACGCTCATTGGAATAGGAGCGATGAAATCACCGGCTGGGATACCTGATCCGAGGCTTGCACTTGTAGGTATCTTGGCCGTAGCTGCTGCATTAGCTTGTGCAAGGAGTTTTAACATCTCCTCTATCTTGGCTAAAGCTGCATTGAGGTTATCTAAGTTAATTAGATCCTTAGGCTTTAGGCTATCAAGGATAGATTTGATGTCTGCAAGTTTTGTATTTTGCCCTGATAGAGCGTTAAGGATCTTTAGATCCTCATTAAGTTTAGCCGTAGCCCTAATGATCGCTGCCTCATCTTTAGCGGCGATAGCATCCTCAAGGGCGGCAATACTTTCCTTGACTCTCAAGCGAGCCGTATCGTTAGCGATCTGTAAAACTTGTGCAGAGTTAGTTGCCTTACCAAGTGCCTCGGCTTGGTTTGTAAGTGCCGCTGCAATTTGGATCTTATCTAGATCAAAGACATCCTCACTTTTGCCAAGTAACACGTTAGCCTTATCGATTGCATTTTGTAATCTCTTTTGCTTAACGGCTTCGGCAGCTGACTTAGCCTGATCTTTAATCAATTTGGCTAGTTGCTTATTACGAGCGATAGCTTCTTGCTCTGCCTTTTTACGTGCTGCCTCGCGCTGTTTGTATCCACCATCACCGGCAGTAGGAAACATCAAAGGGCCTGTGTTTAAGGGCTTGACATTGCTGTTTTTTCTCATGGCATTACCGAGAGCACCTATAGCAAGTGCAGCAACGCTAATAGCTGTAAACCATGGAGCCCATGCAAGGCCGATAGCAATACCGGCTGCCACTAAGATTGGCTGAGCGATCTTTACTTCCTGTACAAGGTATCCGAACCCTGTAATGGCATTAGTGAGCTTTGTAGATAAGTTCTCGATAGTTTGAGCTGCGCCGCCGGCACCATTAGGCCCTGCTAGTCCACCTAAAGCATCGACTAGGCCTCCACCGATACGAGCCTGAGCTTGATTGACTGACTCTGAAAGTATCGCCATCTTTCCGCTAAGGCTTGCTGCCGCTTCATCGGCTGCGCCTAGGGTATCTGTAGCGATCTTTTCTAGGATCTCATCGAAAGTCATGGCCGCTAGTTCGGCTTTTGTCAGACCTAAACGGTATGTAGCAAGTCCTTTAGAATTACCCACATAGGCATTAGCCAAATCAGACGCGACAGCTGCTACATCGGCATTACGTGAGGCAGCAAGGTCAAGGGCTACGTTCATGATCTCGGTCGATTTAGATACCGATCCGGTGGCTGAGAGTAAAGCTTGCATAGCCGGTACAGCTTGAGCGCCTGTTACGCCGTAGAGCTTGCCGATCTGATCTACATAGTTTGAGACTGCCGGAGCATCAAAGGCTAACCCTAGATTTTTAACAGTATTAGTAAGAGCAATAGTTTCGCGCTCTGCATCTGCGAATTCTTTTACGGCAGACCGTACAGCCAAGCCAAGAGCAGCGCCTCCAAAAGCAACGCCAAAAGATGAGCCAAGAGATTTAACAGTTTTATTAAGTTTGTTAGTAGCTGTCTCAGCTTGCTTAAAAGCGGTCTTACCTAAAAATTCTGCAATTATCTTAATATCTAAATTAGTACCGGCCATTATGCAACCTTCCTAACGCCGCGTGTAGCAAAGCCCGAGGTCTTGCTCATAAATAGATCATTAGTTTTCATGATCGCCCTTACAACAGCTTCGTTAGTTTTACCATTATCGGCAGCCCAAGCACGATAGATAAGACGGCCTGTAGATTTACGAGAAACCTGCCCTCTTTGACCAGCTACGCGAGGCTTAGCGTTTACGAGTATGCCTGTGGCATTAGCAGCATCTACAAATTGTCTACCGGCATTTGGGTTATTACTCTTGCCGAAATTCTTACCGGTTGAGGTTATGTAACGATGTTCACCTACACCGGTATCTTTACGGA